ATGTCGCGTGGAATGTGGTCTATCGTAGCCGCTGCGGCGGCTGTGCTTGGATTCGTCCTTGGCTGGGCTGGCGGCGTCTCGCACGGCCGGCAAGAGGTGCTGAAGGATTTCCAAAGTACCGCCCGGCAAGCCGCCGACACTCTGCGGCAGTCGGATCCGCTGGCGTCATCGATTCTCAAAGCCGGAACCGATCAAGCGAACGCGCAGGACCTGGCCGTGCAATCGGCTTCGCATCTTTTCAAAATTGGAATGGGGTGCGTGATGTATGCCAATGAACATCACGGCGATGGGCCTGCAAAGCTTTCCGATCTGGTTGCGGCAAAAGATGTCGATGATTCTGGCGTGCTGGCCTGCCCGATTCCCGGATCAAGCTATGTCTTTTTGGGATATCATCAGGCCGACCCTGATACCGCTGTCGTTGCGTTCGACAAACCGGCTGACCCAAAAAAGGCGCGCGATGGAATCAACGTGCTGTATCACAGTGGCGTTGTGAAGCCTGTTGCCGGCGATGAAGCCGAGAAGATCGCAGCGGGAAAGCAGCCATGAGCCTGGGCATTCTTGAAGAAAACCCAGTGATGCGGCCGTAGCTCAAATGGCAAGAGCGGCCGGCCGGGTGAAGAACCGGTGATGGACAAGGCGAGTCCAAAGAAGCGTGACACGGCCGCTTACGCCCCCATCATTTGCCGGCAGGTTGTGGGTTCAATTCCCATCGGCTGCATTTTCTGCCGACAGATTTAAAAATTTCTTCATGCGTTCAAGTTTGTCGTGCGCGGGAAAATGCAGGATCAAATCGCCTGCTTCGTAGTCGGTTTCGTAGCTGTTGATTTCTCGTTTGGCCAGTGTCTTGACCTTCAGGGGCGCGGCTTGGTCCTCGATGACGTAGCGGATCGCTCCCTGCTCCCACAAGCCCCGGAACCGTCCCTGACGGTCGGTTTCCGAAAGCTCGTTGAACATCGCATCCGCTCGCTTCAACAGGTCCATGCTCGCCGGCGTGTTTCGGATGAAAAATGCGCCGGTGTTCGGCCCGTTGTGGTCCTCGGTCCAAATCAAGTCCGCGCTGTCGTCCAGCATGTCGCGCAGGTCGGTGTCATATTGAGCAAACATCGCATCGGCGTCCGTCCAGAAAATCCAATCGTATTTGGGTAAGTGCTCGATCAGCAGCGGCAACTTGCTCCATGCCGGCGGGCGCTCCCCATGAATTACGCCATAGTGTTCGATGTAGGGCAAGCTCCATTTGACGGCATAGCGGCGCTTGGTGGGAAAGGTGATGCGTGCAACGTCTACGATTTCCTCCGTCCAAAGCGTGGCAATCGCAAGGCGCGTGGGCATCCCATCGGTGATTCTCCACCACTCATGCTTAATCGCGGCGTCTGCCCAGCTCATAACCGGCGTGGGGATTTCTTTGCTCTGATTGACATCGTTGTGTCGGTCATGCGTCCAGTGGGCATAAGCGAAGCGACTGGACAGGTCGGGTGGGTTCGCTTCAACGATCTTATTCCAATGTCCCTGGCAGTCGCCGCATGGAATCTTGCGGGCAAATAACCTGAGCCAAGTTGATTCATTTGCTAAATCACAAGTGGCGGGCCGGCGGTGAAACATATCCCAAAGCGCGGTTCCCCACGATGACGACTGCGGAAGATCGATTTTCTTTTTCGGCTCGGGCTTGGGCACCAGCGGCAGATATTTCTCGTCCAACTTCCAAGCTACTTCCTCCATCGGCAGAGCGGGGTTGTAGCGGTCGGGCAATTGGTGCGTCGTTTTGAAAATCGCATATTGGTCAAGACTTTCGACGGGCGTGAATTTTCCTTTGACCCGGTGAACGAAAAGTGGCTTGTCGTCAAAGTCGTATTGGACCATCGCCGGTTCAAGATAGTCCGGGCGCTTGGCGGGCATGCCGTAGTCCATCCCCGTATATCTCCACGCCAAATGGGTAAGCGCCTTATCTCCATAGGCGTTCTGACGATCAAACCAGTAATAGAAATCGCTGTGCTGATTCATCCAGTTGAGCAAGCGAAGTGCTTTCCAGCATCGTGCTTTGTCCACGATGAATTGCCCGGCCTCAAACTCCGGCTCGGAGCGTGGGGCAATGCCAATCGTCTGCCACACTGATTCGGGGAAATCAGTTCCGCCGGTTTCAGGGGTGTCGGGCCAGAAGATAGCGCCATGCTGGATATACTCGGCCCGCTCGAACAAATCAGACGGATCGCGAACGGGGTAAGAGTCGGCGTCAAGGTAAAGAATTTCTCGGAAGCGAGAATGCAGGATGGCGTAGGCTTTGAGCGTCCAACCTTTATCGCGGTCGTAGATGCCGCGCACCGGATCGACGGGATAGAAGGCATCTGCTGCATGCAGCGTGGCGCCAAGCTTCGCCGTTTCGGTCGCAAACCAGTCGGGAAACTCGCTGGCATCGAATCCCCATATTTCGACAGGCAAAGTGCATCCAACGTGGCGGATCATCGCCAGCGTGATAAGTGCTGAGTAGGCGTAAGCACCTCCCCCGCATATCACAATCCCGCGCCCGTTCGCGTCGTCTGGATAGGGTAGAATTGCCCTGGCTGCGTCGGCCATCGCCTGCCGGTAGATCGCATGCACTTCCGGATATTGCGCCCAATACACTTTTAGCCGCTTCCACGGCCCCTTGATGTGATTCCACACCAGCTCCGGCGCTGGCGGCGGCGGTGGAACATGCAGCCCAAGCGGGCACGTGTCGTTTTGCGCATGCTCGCTGCATTGGCCGCCAGCCTTGCATGCGTCACGATCGGCGCTGGTGCGATCTCGCTGGGCGCACTTCCAGCAAATCATCTGACGTTGGCGAAGTTCAAGGGGCATAGGTTCCGGGGTCGGTTTTGAGACATTGAATGGTGCAGGTGCCACCGCTGGCCATGGCCCACAGTTCCACGCCACCGCCGGACAAAGGCCATCCGCTGGTAATCTCCTGGCCGACAGAAAGGGTGTTGGCAATCGTGATTACGTCTGTCGGTTTCCATGTGCCGCAAGGCACGCTTGCTCTGCCAGCGAAGAAAATCGGAATGACATCGATCGTTCCGCCGACCTGGGTCGTCTCTGCGTGGTCACCGGCAATTACGATGACTGTTAGAAGTTCGGTTGATGCGTCATATGATGCTCGCCAGCTAAACCCGACCGGGAAGATACCTTCGTCTTGGATCGTGCAGCATTTATCCCCCAGCGCCATAGAGATTGTGCCGGGCGTTCGATAATCGAAGTCAATCGTGTAATTGCACGGTGAATCGTTGGCCGGGTTGGGCGTGAGGTCCGCGAAATCCAAATCCGCGTTATACCATTGGTAGGAAGCGCCGCACGTTCCAGCGCCTGAGGCTCGCGGGCATGTGCAACCATCATTGATCGAAGCCCAATCCGGAAAGTTCGTCACGCATGACTGCACGACAATGCCGCTCAGGCTGACTTTTAGAAAGTTCGGCAGCGCGATGTTTTTGCCATTGGAGCAGGTCTGAGAAGAGCCGTCCGGGTATTTGCAATTGGTAGTCGGGGGACAGGAACAGCAGTAGCAGAAGTCGTCAAAGTCAGCGGGCTCGGTCATGCCCAGGACGCCGTCCTTGAATACGAGCTTCCCGCCAGAGATGGCTGGTTGAAAAGGCATGGCTCCCCTCCTCAGGTCAAGCCCGTGCAATCCGTGCCATCCAGAGTTACATCGTCTCCGTCGGCGATGGCGGTGATGCGACCATTCGTAACGGTGACAGTCAGCGTAGAAGCAACTACGGTCGTTCCACTGATCACGATGTTGGTGAGCACCGTGAATTCATTGGTGATGCCGCCTCCAGCGCCGGGGCCGCCGGCGATGACATAGCAGAGTTTTCCGTCACTGCCCGTAACTGGAACCAGCGCGACAAATTTTCCAGTAAGGTCGGTGGTATCGGACGCGTCAAGATCGATCGCGGGCTTGTCTGTAAATGATCCGGTCTTGCCGTCGGTGACTACACTCCATGCGCCAGTTCCGCTGTCGGGCGCAGCCTGCTCCCAGCTATAGCGCGTGCCCGATTTCCCCGTAAGTTCCGCGGTGATGCAAATAAGCGGACCGGGTCCCGTGAGGCGAACGACCGCCCACATAATGCCGGTGTCGTCTGTGCCGTTTTCGTCGTTCTCGGTCCACAGGATCTGCGCGGCGCCTTGCTGTCCGCTCTTTAACTGGCCAGGCTCGTTATCCTCCACGTCGGCAAATCCATCAGCGACGTTCTGAATGTCGATCTGGACTGAGCAGACGCCGATGATCCATGCGCGGCCCACAGCTCCGTCGGCGATGGGCTCGGCGCAGATAACGAAGTTACCGAAATGCTCGGTTTCGACAGGCGTCACGCCCGTCAGCGACGGATTGTTTTGGAACTCCGTCTTGTTGTCGTCCGGCCCATACAGAATCCCATCAATGCCCAGAACCTCGAAGCGCTTGCGGTCCTCTCCACTGTTGTTCTGGACAAAGATTGTGATGATCGGTTGGCGGATGCCGGGCTGGCCGGCGCTCAGCGAGTTGCCATTGGCCTCGCTCTTTTTGATCGCTCGATTTGCGCGATTCTGCCACTGCGCAGACGGCCGAACGGGCGAACCGTTGGCCACTGTTTTCATTACATCACCAGGCATGTTTTCACCAATTCAATGGGGTAACGCGCTTGCCTCGGCGTGGCGCGGGTTTCCTAACGGGCTTGTCGGTATCGAGCTTGACGCCAAGTAATGACGCGGCAGCGCAGTTGCCTACGGCGCAGTCAAGAAGATGGTTATCGCGGCCGGGCCTGAGCTTAAAGACAATGACCGTTCGCCCGCGTCCCTCAGTCTTGACGCCATATTCCGCGGTGAAGTGGTCGGCAAGCATCCGGTGCGACTTGGGCACCTTGCCGAACAATGACAGGCAGCTTTTATCTCCCATGGCCACGCGCAGTCGAGCATGGAAAAAGGTCTTCCAGAAATTCGTATCAATCGTGATGTGCCTGACGCCTCGCTCATTGGGTTTAGTAAGCCAGTGATGGCCGATCTTTTCCCCCGCCGCAGCTTTGAAGTGTTCCCATGGAATGCTGCTGGCATCCACAGAACGGCCGTGGCTGGGCATTACAATCGCGGCGTGCTTGGACTGGCGGCAAAACTGATAGACGGTGTCGGTCTTATAGCCGGCGTCGATCAGCAGCTTGCTGATGCGCATTTCTGTGCCATTGCGAATCCAAGCGCGGCTGATGAGTTGATCGGTTAGCTTCTCAAGGCCAGCGTAAATCTGCGCCTCTTCGCCCCCGGCCGGGAATACCTTGGCCAGCGTGACGCGCAGGTCATTGAGCGTGAAGTAATCACCGTGCTGCTCTGGAAACGTCCCGTAGTCGATAATGTAGCCGGTGAAGCCCTCGGCCCACGCGATCACCATCCAAAACAGCACGCTGCCCTGCACGTCGATGAATGCGGTAAGCGTCTCACAGCCGATCGGAACGGCGCGACGGTCGAGGTTGTTCACCTTTGCGCAGATTTCATCGGCCGACAGTTGCTGTTCTCCAAGCTGCTCAATCAAAGGCTCATTCTGGTACTCTGCCGCATAGACCGCTTCGCCGTGGTCGATGCGAAGATTCATGGCGTGCTGGATCGCCGATATTTCATCGGGGTTGTGCCGGGCTGGCCACGCCGGCAGGGCGCCAGCATCCATCTGCTCTCGATTTGCAGCGTAAAACTCCGTGGCCTCTCGTCCCTTGTTGTCCGCTCGAAGGCTGTCGGCACGGATCTGCGCGTATTGATCCCATAGGACAACATTGGTCGGCATGGCGTTCATCAGCTTGGCGCGCTCGCCTTGCCACTCCGGATGCTTCTTTCGATTCAGTACCCGGTCGGCCAGGTCGTCGGTTGCGATCACGGTACAGGGCATGACGGCCGCGATTTTCTTGCCCGGTCCGGCAAGCCCCAGCACAGCTCCCGTCACGAGCCTTTCCCGCTGAGCCACTTGCGATGGGCTATGCGCCGATTCATCGGTTTGCGGATCATCCAGCAGCGCCAGGTCGGGCCGGATGGATTGACCGTTGGCCAGCTTGGCTTTTTTGCCGCGAATTCGCCCGGTGATGCCGGCAACGTCAAGCACGATGCCGCTCGATAGGCTGCCCTCGACGGTGGGCAAAACAATCCGCTTGTCGGTCCAAACAATGCGGGTCCGCTTTCCCTTCCAAAGCTGGCCACTGCACCGATTGGCGATTCCCTCAAGTGCGCGGATCGGCCCGCAAGTGAAGTGAAAATCCTCGTCCAGCAGGTCGTTGGTTTCGAGCTCGGTCTTGATGCTTTTGAGTATCTCGACTGCGGCGCTTTCCTCGCTGCCGATCACCGATACAAATCGCCGCAAGCCGTGCAGAGTCGCAAACAGTACCGCCCCCTCGACGATCGCGGTCTTGCCGCTGCCGCGCGGCATGGCGTAAGCCGACTGCCCGCCGTCCTGCATGATGCTTTCAAGCTTCTGGATCACCGTCCGATGATCCGGCGACCATGGCAGGTAAAACGTCTGCGGAAGATAGGTCCGAAGAAAATACTCGAGGCTTCTGCTCTGGGCGCGGCGCTCGGGGTTAGCGCAGTCTGGCCGATCGTCGGCGACGTCGCGGCCCTTGCGCGATTTCTCCGCAGACACGCGGGCCATCTTGTCCCGGTGCTGCTCATAGCCGCCCTGGCCGGTTGCCTTGCGGCGCGGCTTCCTGGCTGTCTTGATCGAAAACATGAATCAGGCTGCGAAGTTGTAGAGCTGCTTGACGGCGCGGAGTGCCGTCGGCAGGTCGTTGGCGTCAATCGCCTTCTGGTAGACGTGACGCGTCGCCTCGATACACCAGCCGCGAATCAGGCTGGGATCGCTTTCGGCGCTTTTGATGATGCGAGTCATAGCCGCCACGATCAGGGGCATGGGCTGGCAGTCGGGCCACGTCTTTTGCGAAGCCTCGATGATGTCGTGCTCGGAGCCGCCGTTGAGAATCCAAGTGAAAACCTGGTCGATCCGGTCGGGCGGCAGAGCAAGGGCGGTTGTCTTTTTACTCATTTGCCGGCCGTGAAGAGTTCGAGGATCCAGCCGCGGTGAAAAGCATGCAGGCCCGGATCACCGATAAGGGTCATTTGCTCGATGTTCTTGCAGCTCCGCAAATTCGCCGATGATTCGACGGTGATGGTCCGCATATCCGAGAGGCGGAACAGTAGAAGCTTTGCGTGCGTTCTGACGCTGGCAAAGTGCGCTTTGCCTGGACGTTCGGAAAACAGCTTTTGCGCGTGGGTGTAGATTTCATTGCTCGTGCCTTTGAAGTAGTGACTGGCCAACAAATAAACGCGTCCGATCTGGCCAGCGTCCAGCAGCTCGCAAAGCCCGCTGATATTTCGCTTGGAAAACCCAAGTGTGGCGATGATCAACTCATCGATTCGAGTTCCCGACAGCTTCAGCACGGCCGGGACGATGTGCCAGAGGGCAAAGCGGCCAGATACCGCCAGGTGGATCGCTTCATCGGCCCATGGAATGTGGTCGATGGCATCGGCTGTATCTGTGGCCTTGCGCACGTCCCGGAAATCCCGCCGAACGTGGCGCATGACCTGCCGGCGATCTCCCTGCAGGTGAGGCAGGCGGCGCAACTGATCTTCGATCGATCCCGCGCCGGTGGAATGCAGAAGCGGATTGAGCGATGGTTGGAGCGGCAAAGGTTAGTTGCTAAACAGAATCCACCATTGCGTACCGTCGCTGATGACGATCACGACTTTGTATTGAGCAGTGAGGTTGTAAGTGTTGGCCCCGTTGATGTTCTCTGTTCCGCTGCCCTTGACCGTGACAGCGTTGGCACTGCTATCGGTCTTGATGATGGCATAGAGCAAGCCCGAGACGGTGCTGGCCGGCGGCAAGGTTTCAGTGACTGCGGCGCCACTGGCATTTATCTTCCAAACAGTGGCGGTTTCATCGAGCGTGGCGCTGGCGCTTTTGGTTCCCAGAGCCAGATAAAGCGCGCCAAGCGTCTCAAGAAAGCTCGTCGCTGTGAAGCCAACAGCGTTAGAATTGCCCTGATTGTCGCGCTCCATCGTCGTCAACGGAGAAGCGCTGGGAGTTCCATTGATGACGGGATTGTTGTACAGCAGATATTGATTGGGCATGTCGCGTTTTCCTTAATCTAGATCGGCACGCCGCCGACGCTCGGTGCGAGCCATGGAACGGTGAAGGCGCCGGCGGGAATGAGTCCGCCAAGCGGCGAATAGGCATAGACCTGCTCGACGTACACAAAAGCGGGCTTTTGAATTAGAGCGTTGGTCGTATCGTCGGTGGTGGTCTGGTAGCGAACCCACATGTAGTCCCATCCATTCTTGATGATGCCTGTGATGGGTCCGACCGAAAGGTCAACCGCGTTGGCGCTGGCAGACCAATTGAGAGTAAGTTCCCAGTCTCCAAACCCATTGCGCTTCGATCCCTCCGCGCCTTCAAATAGCAACTCGCCTGATCTGAAGGTGAATTCCACGCCGTCAATATTCATGTTGACAGTATCGGAATTGACGCTGGCCGTGAGGCTGTGCAGTTGCTCAACGTAGGCCTCTGAAATGGTCGGCAGATAGAACGTCGTTTTGTATTGTGCGGACGGAACCTTGATATCAACGCCGTCGATTCCGGTGTCGGTCACGCCGATCGCGCCCTGGTAGTCCGGGGGTGACTGATCCTGTGACGCGGAGTATTTCCCGACGGTATTTCGGCTGTGGGTGATGTGCTGAGTTCCACCGCCGGTTGAGAATGAGAAAGCTGAATCGTTTGTCTGGCGGTCGAGTGTGGGACTCTGATAGTTGGCGGTGATGATCCACTTGCCCGGCGCGATGCGTTCGCGTTCAAACGTGTGGATAATATTTCCAAGGGCCGACGCGCCGCTGAAATGCGGCATGGCAAACAACATCACCGTTGCCGGATCGTCGGCGTTGTCGGCGACAGGATCGCCCGACACGATCGCGCGATACACGTCGTTGCTGCTACGTCCAAGCGAGCCTTCGCCGGACTTCCAATGCTCTTCGATTGAAAGTGCCATGGGTTAACTGAAAGTGAGTCCGCTGACGTTTTTTGCGCCGCCCTTGCCCTCTTTGAGAATCATCTCCACGAATTGAGCGGTTTTTTCCGTGGCCTTGGCGATTCGCTCGCCGGTATTGCTGTTGCCCAGCCCAAAAGCGCCGGCGGCGCTGAACGTGCCCGCGACGGTGGATTTCATCATCCCTTCGAGCCCCTCATTGGCTGCACTGGCGTCGAATGTGGGGGCGTTGAAAGTGCGGCTCTTGCCGGCCTCGGTCTGGGCCTGCTGCGCGCCGGCCGCAAGCTGCTTTTTCAGGTCGGCCAGTTCTTGTGAGGCCTGGTCAATCGCATCCTTACGCGCCTTGGCCGCCTCATCGTCATTGGATTTGCGACGGTTGGTCTGTTCATCCTCAATGCGTTTGCGCGCCGCTTCCTCTTGCTGCACAAGCTCCGGATGCGCTGACTTGAAAGTTGCATCAGCTTTGGCCTGGGCGTCTCGATATGCGGATTGACGATCAGCGTCGCGCTGTTGCCGCTGCTTATCATCGTAACTATCGAAAGTGCTGTGTAGGTTCTTGCGGGCCTGCTCGGCAAATTCATGGGTAATCTTGCCGGATTTTTCCTTGGCGTCGATGTCCTTCAATCCCTTTTGAAGCTCCTGATTGTCGGTGTCATAAAAGCTTTGGAGTTTGTCGGCGACGTAATCGACAACGTTTTCCCAGGTGTTTTTAAACCAGTTGGTCACCTTCGTTATCGCGGTCTTCACTCCATCCCAGTTGCTCAAGTACTCCTTGGCATAGGACCAAATCTTTTCGGTGCCTTCGACGGTGCTTGACCAGATATCCAGCGCATCGGCTTTGATGCTGATCCAGTTCGATCGCAGGAATGTCTTGCCTTTGAGTGCTTCGAGCTTGACGTATGTCCATAGGATTTTCGCAGCCAATCCCCAGTCGCCGGCGGCCATGGCATCGCGGACGCCCTGGAACGCGGTCACGGTTTCGTCGCGCAAGTCGCTGAACACGCCCGAGAGATATTCACGCGTCGCTGCACCGGCCTTGGTGAGATACAGGAACGCAGCGGCACCGCCCAGCAGCCCGACCGTCATGAGCCCCAGCGGCGACACCGCGGCAGCTACAAGCGCATTGGCGATGCCCAGCCCGGTGCTGAAAACTCCGACGGCTCCCGATGCAACACTGAAAACCGCCCCGACACCCTTGAGGATGATTCCGCCAGTCAGCAGGGCCGCGCCAGCTCCGGCCGCGGCGACAATCAAACCCTGATGCTGCGTGATGAAATCCCGCACGACGCCGATTCCCTTGATCATGTAGCCGGTCACCGTGTCGAGCACCGGGGCAAGCGCGCCGCCGATCTGGAACACACCCATTTTCACCACTTGCCACAAGTCATTGAGCTTTTGATCGAACGCCAGCGCCCCATTGGCCGCGCTGGTGCTCATGGTCAAGCCCAGTTCATCGGCTCGCTTCATCATCTTGTCGATGCCGGCGGCTCCCTGGTTGAGCAATGGCAATAGCTCGCTGCCGCTGCGTCCGAAGATCTGTTGCACGAGCCCGCTGCGGAGCGTCGGGTTCTTGATCTTCGACAAGGCCTCGGCGATCGCCCGGAATTGTTCCTCGGGCTTCATGCGCGAGAGTTGAGCGACCGACAAACCCAGATGAGCAAAGGCTTCCTGCGATTGCTGGCTACCCTCAGCCGCGTTGAGAATCGATCGATTCATCCGGGCGATGCCGGTTTCGAGCTTTTCGAATTCCACGCCGCTTTGATTGGCGGCATATTTGAGTTGCGACAGCGACTCGACGGCCATCCCGGTTTTCTGGGCTCCACGCGCCATCTCCGCGCCCATCGACGCATAGGCGCGCGTTGCGGCCATCAAGGGCGCCAGCATCGCCGTTCCGGCGGCAATGAGCTTGGTACCGACGGCCGATGCGGTCTTGCCCCATTTCTTCAAGGCAACCTGGTTCTTGGCCAGCGAGCGCATGAGCTTTGAATCGTCGGCAAAGATTTCAACGAATGCGGAACCGGCTCTAATGGCTTGCGATGACATGGCTTATTTTGTGGGTGGTAGGACTGGCTGGGTACCGCCGCCGATGAGTGTCCCGGGCTTGCGGTTCTCCTTAACGATCAGGCCGGAAAGCTGCGACAGCGGCACCATCACGTCTGGCTCCTTGCGGCCTCTCCGGAGCGTTGGATTGAAGTCAGACGGCTTGGCGTCGTCTTTGCGATAAGGGTTGGAATTGTGCAGCGCGGCCATTAAGTGGCTGGTGTGATTCCACCATTCTTCGCGCACACCCTCGGCCATCCAGGACAGTTTGCGGGGCGTGAGCGGCCCGGGGTCTACGCCGATCAGTCCTGCGAGCTTGTAGATAGCCCGCTCAACATCTGCTGCATTTCCAGCTTGATCTGTCTTTCGATCTCCCCGCTGCTCAATTTCGCGGTCGATTCTTCGATCAGCATGGCTCTTATCTGCTCTGCTTTTTCCATCGCGCTGGCCAGCAATGTGCGACGATCTTTCGGGAAAAAATCGACGAGTTCCGCCTTGAGCGCGGCACAGGCGGCGTCCCACACGTCGCCCTTGATCGCGCGATAGAAGGCTCGCTCGTCAATGCCGGCCTTCTCTGCCTGCTCGCTGCAGAGCGCCCACAGCACTCGTCCGACTGTTTCAGCTTCCTGCATGTCGCCGATGACGGCGATACGCTGCGCGGCCTTGACGTCCAGCAGGTCAAAGGCGACCTGCTGGCCATCGATCTCGATTTTCACTCGCTCCTTGATCTGATTGCGAGCGTCCAGATTGATGTCGATCGCCCAATCGTGACCGTTTGCGTCCTTAAAAATCTTCATTGGGTTTGCGTCCTACTTGATGGAATCATGCCAGGGGCCCGGAATCGTCCCGGCCCGCACTTCCTCGGCCAGTGCCGGCCCCATCCACGGATGAGGGGGATAGGTGACGCGGCGTGTGTGACCGCGCTTGTCGGTCAACGTCTCTTCCCCGCCTTTTTCGATCGTCTCAGCCACGCCCTTTTTGAATCGCTCGGGCCCGATGACGACAGAGCGGGACTTTGGATCGAATGAGAAATATGTTTTGTCTTTGAGCGAGCCATCGTGCGACGACGGCGGCTGGTTTGCGCCGGCGCTGGCCTTGCGCCTTCGAAGCTTGGACCTGCCGCGCGTGCGGACGAAAGCGCCGGCCTTGGACAAGGCGTTAGCTGTCGCCCGGCCCAGCGCTTCGATCACCGGGCGTCGATCGAAGAACATATTTTTGACGTTGAAGCCGGCGGGCATGGCCGATTAGCGGTTTATCTCTTTCAACAGTCGCATGACGTGCTGAAGTTGGATCTTCTCGGATGCAGCGGCGTCGGGCAGGGCATCGTGCCAGGTACGAATTTCGCCCGCAATCGTATTGATCATCTTGGCAACGGCGCAGGTGATTTCCTGCTCAAGCACGTGCGGCCGGACGTTGAGGCGAAGCTCGTTCTCAGCGGGGGCATTTTCCCACCGTTGTATCCGCTCGATCGCCTCTTGTACGATTTGCGCCTTTTGCATGACCGCAATAGTACCTGATCACGCTCCGATGCCGGCAATGCTCATCTTGTACTGAGGTGAACCCGCGGAACCGGTGAGCGTGAAAAGCTTATTGGCTGCGCCAACGGGCCGGCCCGCAACCGGTGAATGCAGCGCCAAACAGCCGCCCGGTTCAATCGGGTAATCAAGTCCAGTAGCCGCGCCGCTGAAGCCGGTCCAGCCGTTCGCGCCGGGCTGGGTAATGGTGATAGTGTTGGCCGGATCAAGGTTCTCGATGATCAGGTCCTTGATCGCGCCGCCAGTTCCACCATTGGAAAAGTCGCGCACCTTTCCATCCAGGCCGCCGGTAACCGCGGTCAAGTCGATAGAGACACCGCCGGTGCCTGCCGCGCCGGTCACTTCCAATGCATGGTTGGCCTGGCCGGATCCGGTGCCGTTGGTGAGTGGGGTGGTAATCGACGCCGATTGATGCGTGAAATTGGCTGAGGCGGTCACTGCGCCAAATGCGTTCGTTTCGCCCGATTGGAGCGAAGCCGAGAAGGTCGTGTTATTCAGGGACATGGTTGAAATCCTCGAATGGTAACTGAACTCACCAGCCGAACAGGACGTTCTTTAGGCACGCATCTACTTGCATTTCTGCCAAGACTCTGGCCACGTACTGCGCCTTGAAGCGGCGGTTTACAGGTTCCCTTTTGGTGAGTGGAACTAGGCGACTTTAACCCACTGGGGCGGTACCGCGCTTTGCGTGGGCTTCAGAGTAACTTGCGCGATCACCTCTTTGTCGAGGTTCTCATCGCGACTGAACTTCATCACCGCCCAGTCGGCCCATGGCCCCTGCGAGCCGGCGGTAGTCTTGTCGCCGTCCAGCAGCACGACCGCTACGGATTGCCGCTGCAGGTATGCACCCAGCAGCAGGTCAAACGAGGGGTCACCGGGATTCCACGGAATCTCCAGATCGACCGACCATTTGAATAGCGCCTGAGCCGAAAGCTCGAAGCCGGCACTGGCGCGGGTGCTTACATCCGCTTCGCCGTTGTCGATCGTGGCGGTCGCATTGCGGACCGCCGACAGCTCGGAAAGTCCGCCTGGGGCGGCCCCGACGTAGATGCCGTTTGTAGCACTGCCCGACCACGCTGCACGCGTCGTGTTGAGGCTGTAGGCATGGCAGTTGAAGCCAATCTGAATCATGGCAAGTACTCCGATTAGTTGACAAGAAACTTGAGCGTGACAACCGACGTGAGGGCCCGAAACTCACTCATGTGCTGCTGGATAAACAGCCCATGCGGCCAGGTGACTTCGGTGCAGGTGCCAGTCGGAACGTTGTTGACGTTGATCTGCCTGCCCAAGAAGAACACGGCGATCTGCTCGGACAGGCAAAGGTAAGGGTCGAGCGTTGCCGGCAGGATGTCCTTGCCTTTGAACTGCGTCCCCACGTCGATGGAAAATGAGGCCCTTTGATCGCCCCGGCGCTGGGTGGGTTCCAGCGTGCGCGTCTGCGGTATGACCAGAATCCGCCCGCCGCTCAGGTCCTGAATGTTGGCCGCCAGGTCGTATGCAGCAACGGCCTGAATGCTTGGCTGAAATCCATTGCCGTTGATTGCAGATACGACTGCATCGCGCAATTGACTTGCGTTGACCGGCATTACGAAACCTGTTTGGTGTGCACGCGATAGCGCTGGTCGACCGAATCGGCCGGGCTATAAGGCGGGTCGATCACTTCAAAAACCTGCGTAACCGACTGGCAGGTATTGCCCCCGATTACCGGCTGATCGATCTGCAGGCTGATCCTGTCGCCTGCCTGGGGCCGCACGTAAGCGCCGCCCAAAATCAGCGCGGTCACTTCGATCATGAAATCCTGCGTCGATGCCTGGATTTGCATGCCCGCTGCCTGATCGTCGCTGACGAACGTGGAGCGGGCGCGCACCGCGTCGATGGTTGCCGACAGGTTGCCTCGCGTGTAGGTCACGGAAGCACCGGCAGCCTTCAGCATCGCGCTTTGCAGCGCTCGTGCGGCGCGTTGTAGCTGCTGGCCGATCACGATCAGAAGAAAAGGGCCAGCGTCATGTTCACCGGGCTGGCGTTGCCCGCGCCGCTGTTGGTCGCGCGGATCACGAGATAACGCAGGTTGGCATTGGCGCCGCCGGGCTGGTAGGGCAGACGGAATCGAGCGCTATTGGCCGCTGCCCGACGCCGCCGGCACCGGTCTGCACAAGCACCTTGTCATAGATCAGGACCGGGCTCGATCCATCGGCGTTGGCAGACATCAGCACGGCGTAGGTCATGGTTGCCGCGTCGGCAAGCTGGCCTGTCGTCAGTGCCGGGGCCTGGATCTCGTATTCCATCCGGCCCGACTGGTCGGCGCGGTTGGACGTGGCGGTATCAAAGACGACTGTCGAGGTCGTCGCGCCATTGGGCAGGGCCCCGGAAACGTTGAGGGCCGCATCACTTAAATTCGGTCGCATGGTCAAAGTCCTTGTTCAATGAATGAATGGAATGGAAGCAACGCTATTTGGCTGGCCCTGCTACTTGGCCGGCGGCGGGGCGGCAGGCGGCGTCCCGGTCGTCCCGGGTGTCTCGGGCGATTCGTCGGCCTTGGGCGGCGACTTGGTCGCCGGCGCGGCCTTGGGCGGCGGGGCCTGAAGGTGCCACGAATCGGCCTTGGTACCGGTCGGATCGTGGGGCGCGCGAGTGATGGTGAAATCACCGTGGCGCGGGTGCTTGGTCACGGCCAGGTCGATGCGACCGCCATCGTCGGGACCATCGGCAATGGCTTTGGCCTCGGTGCGATCACCGTTGGCAAGGACCAGAATGACCCTCTGGCCCTTTTTCACGTCGGGTGCGGACATGGGAAGCTCCGTTGATTTTTAAAGGGATGGGAACGAACTGCAGACGGCGACTGATTTGGCGATGGATCTGGCGCGCGGCGGAAACTACAGCGTGAGAGATTCCACGTTGCTGATTGCGTCCGTCGTGAGGATCGGGATGCCGTTGTACTCGGTGGGCACCGGTGCCACGTTGGCGATAGCGCCGCTCACCTGGTTGGACGAGTTTCCGAACAAGGTGACGGTGCGGGACTGCTGAAGCTGGGCGCGTGCCCGGCGATTCATGAGGATAAACGTCGGCTGATCGCTGAGCGGGTGGAGCGCGATCAGTTGCGCCAGCAGATTATCGTTGAGCGTGTGGCCGGCATCGTTGGTGATTTTCTTGATGCGGCTGACTCCGCGCACGCTGCCGTGCTGCACGCCCGGATAGGACAGCAGTTCCTGGTAGTAAGCCATGTAAGGCTTGTTGTTGCCGTCCACCACGCGCTGCAACATCAAGTCCGACAACTGGAATTGGCCGTCAACGCCCATGACCCACTGCACGTGTTCGGGATCGGTCTTGATCGCCCACACCGATGTGCCGGTGTTGGCCGACGTTCCGCCGGCGTCCACCACGTAATTGACCGGATCGTAGAAATCCAGCAGCCCGGCGTATGCCTTGGCATCACCGCCATAGGTCGCATTACGGCCGTAGTAGAAGCAACGGGCAAGGGTCTGGAAGCACGACTCCAAAACGCCCTTGGCTTCGCGCGCGATGAAGGCGGTCGCGCCGTCCTCGCTCTTGTCGGCCACGGCCTTATCGGCCTGGATCGGGGCGTTGTAGATGAACGTCTCCACCTCCCGCTCTTCATACTTCGAAGAGTTGAGGTCCATGCCCTGGTTGGCACTGCGGAAGCCGGTAACCGGCAGGGCGGTGCGCACCATGGTCTTGTATTTCTCGCCCTTGATCGTGCGAGCCGCGATGGCCGTGATTTCCGGGTGGGCCAGAACCGTTTCATCAATCAAGCCGGTGACGGGGTCCGCACCATTCTGCTTGATGATATCGAGCATCGTTAACATGGTCGTATGTCCTCGTTGCGCAAGGGAGAAAGACGCGATGTCGCGAGCGCGGCGCGACAATCACGCGTGGGTTGCGGTGAAAAAGTTGTGGGAACGGTTACCCGGCGACTTTGGGCGACTGCGGCGGCTTACTTGCCCGCCGCGGGGGCCTTGGGCGGAAGCGCGGCGGCGGAATCGGTCGGCAGCTTGATGGCGTTCGCGTAGGCCTGCACGCCTGGCGTCAAGCCATTGAGCTTTTGTTTGCCCTTGCCGGCGGTAGCGTCTGCACCATTGACCGAAAAGCTGGCCGCCTCGTTGCCCCGGTCCATCGATTCGAACTTTTGCTTGAACGAATCGCGCTCCGCGGTCAATTTGTCGATCTCCGCTTTGTGCGTCGCCTTCAGGTTGGTGATGTACTCGGACGTGGCGGCGGCAAACGACTTGCCCTCGTAGAACCATCGCGCGCCGGTGTCGCCGAATGCGGCGATGTAATCGGCCGCTTTGAGTGCCTTGGGCTTGGCGCCCTTGCCCTTGCTGGCCGATTCTTCGTCGCCCTGGTCCTCGCCCGGATCATCCGGATCGTCGTCGGGGTCGGTGTCACCGTCGATCGCATCAGCGCAACGCTCGGCCTCTTCACTGGCGGCGCGCAGCGCGGTCACTGTCTGCTTGGCCAGCGACTTTGAATCGTCGTCCATCTCTTCGGACTTGGCCGTATATGCATCGAGCATCTTCCGCGCCTGCGTCTTGTGGTCATTGGCGCTGGAAATGGTCGATGTCATTTCGCTCTTGAGGTCGTCGGCACTTGTGCCGGTGGCCTCGCCCTTGCCAGCGGCCGGCTGACCTGCCGCACCTGCGAGCTTGTTCTTCATAGTCGCTCTCTTTGCGGCGGTCGCCGCGGTGGATACGGTCTGAATCGCTGCGTCAAACGATGTCGCAAGCTCGTCGATCAGACCCAGTTTCAATGCTTGTGGACCCAAGTAAGCCTTACCGTCCGAAATGGCCTGGGCTTCCTCGAGAGAAAGGCCGCGCCCCTTGGCCACGGCTGAAACGAATTGCTGATACAGGCCGGTGATGATGCGGCGTGTATCGGAGACGTAATCTTCACTCACCTTGCCGTCGGCCCCCAGTCCTTTGAACTGGCCAGAAGCAATCAAAGTGAGGTCAATGCCGATCTCGCTGTAGAACTTCGATACATCCGTGAGAACTGAATACACACCGATGTTGCCCACTTCTGATTCTGGCCTGGCGATGATCTTGGTGCATTGCGAAGCGAGCCAATAACCGCCGGAGCAACAAAGGCCGCGGATCACGGCCATAATGGGCTTGGTTTCTTTGGCTGTGGCAATGTAGTCGGCCAGCTCCACCGTCCCGTTGACGAATCCACCGGGCGTGTCGATGTCGAGTACGATGGCCTTCACGTTCCCATCGCCTACCGCGACAGCCAATTGATCCATCACGCCATAGGACGGGCAAAGTCCGAAATATGAATCTGCCCACGTCGGGGTTTTGGTCAAAATGCCATTAACCGAAACTACCGCGATTTCACTGACGGTTTCGACGGCGCCGGGGCCGGAAACCGAATCGACCTGCTCCACCTTGTTCGCGCGAATGGCCTGGGCGGCTCTGGTTAAAAGCGACCTGGCATGCGCCTCGGACAACAGAACCGCACGATCAGAGAAGATCTGTGATAGCGCGGCGACAGCGGTGAAGGTTGGAATTTCCATCGATTTATCCGTTATTGGGGCGCGGCCATGGATGGCGAGAGCGCCAGGCAAGCCTTGAGCCGTAATCAATCCACGTCACGTCGTGCCATTTGACGGTGAAGTATTTGAGACGCTGTGTCGCTGCTTCCTCAAACGTCGGCCCATATCGCTGAAGGATCGTTGCACGCTCAAGCCAGCGGGTTTCGCCGTTGATGGTCCGCGGCCAAAAGAGAAATGAGCTTCTCTCTCGCTCGGTCCCGCGCGCGGGGGTTTTCCGGATTTTCTTGTGCCAGCGCATGACTAATTGTTTTGGCTTTGCTGTTCAGCCTCATGCTGCTTTTGGGCCGTGCTGTTGTTGGGGTCGAGCAGCGCATTGGCCGGCAGTGCGGTGGACAGGATCACGCCTTTTTCATTGGCGTATTTCTTGACGGCGGCGCGTTCGTCGATCAGCTCGAACACGTCCACGCCCAGTTTCTTGGCCTCTCGGATTTCACTGGACAGGCCCGCGTTGATGGCAATGACAGCAGCGCCGATCTCACGCATCGGGTCATACAAGGGCGCTCCGGCGTGGGTATATTCCCACTCCAAATCGCGAACGGTCATTTTGCCCGGCAGGGTGATTTCCCCGTCTGCGACTGCAAGTCCCAGCCGCCAGCGGGTCTGCTTATCCAGCAGCAACCGGATCTCATGCTGCGGTGCCTTGCAGGCTTCGAGGTACTGCATCCCCGCCATGCGAGTGCTGCTGTAGTTGCTATTGCTCTCATCAAAAAAGCAGTAGGGGATATCGAGCGACTTCAAGGCCAGCATGATTTCCAGTTTGGTGAAAGACTGAAACTCGGTGCTGGGCGTGCGCGACTCGATAACCTCCATCTTGTCGCCGGGGTCCATATCGACAATTGCGCCCGGGCCGCTGAGGTCGAGGTCATAGCGTGGCTTGTCCGGATCGGCGTCTGGATCGCTCTCGCCCCCGCGTTCTTCCTGTTCTCCAAATTGATCCGATGCGGCGCGGGTGACAGCCAGAGCAAAAAACTGGGCGATCTTGCCTTTGATGGCGGCGTAATCGAGCGATTCGTACACGTCGCGCATTGAGTTGGCGGAACTGGCTAGCGCTGAGATGCCGCGCACCTGGTCATAGCGGCCAAAGGTTCCAAGCAAGTCTGCGAATTTCGCCGGGATGGCCTTGTCCCACCGCAAGCCGGTCCACAGCGGGTGGCGCTTAAAGACCATGTACGACTTGGGACGACCGTACTGATCGACGTACACGCCGTTGATGACGTTCTCGGGGTCCTTAATGCCCAGTTCATCGAATGGGATCGCCGGGCCGCCGAACGTCATGATCCGATCGCCTTCGATCGTCTGAATTCTTCCTGTCGCAAGCCGGTTGGTGAGGACGTCACCATCGAGCACGCGCCGTGCTTCCCACAGGCGAGTGAGGCCCTGCAAGCTGTGACGGCCGGCCGGATCGCAGTTGTTGGGCAAGCTCCACCAGCGGTGGAAGCGGTTGATATCGTCGTCGAGGTCCTTGATTCCCGTCTTGGAACGGAAATTGAACGTCGCGACATAATCGAGGTGCCGGCGAACCATCCAGCCGGCAAGGCTGAAATTACGATCAAGGTCGCGCAGGTTGCTGAGCAACTGGCGGCGCGCCAGATCCCGCAACTGCAAGTCTTCACTGAATGTGTTCGCCGGCGGCGTGGCACGTCGGCCCCGGCGCTTGATCGCGTCATACCCGATGCCGACAAAGGGCGGCTGCGAGTAATTGCCCTGGCGACTCGGCCGGTTGCCCGGTGCCTTCACAGGCGCGGACATTTGGCGCTTGGCGGATTTGGTTGCTTTTGCCCGGCTCACGTTGGTTTAGAAACAATCGAGGCGCAGAGTGTTTACACGGCGGCGTCGTCCACTGAGGCGTGCGACTTTTCTTTCCCAAAAGTAAATCGACTGCTCGATCTGGGAAATACTCGAGTAGGTGAAGGCCTGCCCGTCGATGTTGACGTTGACGAAGCTTCCGCTACTGGCAATGTCTTCTCGCGCCTTGTACAGCGCCGACAGGATCCGCTGGGCGGTCACGACGCTGTTTTGAGGCTGCGGCAGCACTTCCGGACGCGGGCCGCCGGGGGCAGCGCCAAGACGGCTCATGCTGCGGATGCCGCACTCGGTATCCCAGTCAATCGCCAGAGTCATGGCGCCATTGGCTGGGAGCGGCGCGGGTGTGTTGTTGTCGGTCGCCTGTGGCTGCCAGACGCCGAGCTGTAAGTCAGCCGAGGCGGGTGATGATCCGCTCTGCACAAAGATCGGCAGAAGATACAAGCCTGCCTGCGATTGATCGGGGAATGTGCCGAAGTATTCGCCGCTGTTGGGAATCGTTTCCTGCAACGCCAGTGCGGAGCTGGCCCACACGTCCGACGTCGGCAGACTTCCCAATGCCGGGACAACAAACGTGTACAGAGTCAGCCCCGGAGCGGCTGAAATCTGTATTCGCGTGTTGATGCTCGATTGGACGGGCATTTGTTTTGCGTCGCGTCGGCTAGATGATGCTGCCAGTGACTTGCAACGTGGAAGCGTTGGCAGACTGGGCCCAAATGCCAATCTCCTGCACAGCCTCAAGGCTGTGAATGTTTACATGCTTGCGGGCGTTCGCATTTGGCAAGTTTGGGCCATTCCCAAAGGTGGCGCGCGTCATCGTTCCCGGCATGCTTATGCCTGTGCTGTCGAAATAAACATCTTCACGCCAATCGATTTGCTTGTTGGCGTCGTGGCCGCCGCTGGTTTCCGATCGCGACAGCTTGATACCCAGCAGGTCCGCACTGCCCACGGCAAAGGCCAGAAAGGCATTCTTGTGCACGCCGCCGAGTTCGATCACGCCGACGAGCGTCCAGGTGGACGTGGCGGGAATGTTGACGACTCCTGTATCGATTTCGATGCAACCCGGAGCCTGGGCATTGAGTGATGCGCTGCTCATGTGATTCTCGATTGTCAGCAGGGTTCGATGCGATCGAGCGGAACGGTCACTTCAACACACTGACCAAGCAAGGACGCTCGAAACTGCACGCGGCATTGCCCGTCTTGATGCACCGCGTGACCTTGCAGGCCGATGAAAGGCCCGTCCACTACGCGAACCCCCTCACCTTCGCGAATGATGGGGCATGCAGTCAGCGTGTCGTCAATGTCCAGAGCGCACTCAAGCTGCGTGAGTTCGTGCTTAATTTGAAGCTGGTTCACGATCTTGATGAGCTTGGGCGAAGCGATTGACCTGACTACAGCATCGGGCCGATCATCGGGCGCAAGGTTCACAAACAGGTATGGCGGAAAGAGCGGGCGCGTCTGTGTGATTTGCCGTTGCCGGCCGCGGTCTATCCGCGTGCGTCTGATCCGGGTCATCGGCAGGAAATAATCGACCCCAGCGCTATCGAGATCGCGGGCGAACCGCTGTTCAAAAAGCGGCCTGACCTGAACCAGCCAGAATCGGCCGGTCATTTCGCTGATCTTTTTTCGTGTCGCTGTTTCCACGCCGGGGGAGATCGGCAGGCGCAAGAGGCCCGATCGATCTGCGAAGCATGAAATCAGAAAGAGTCAAGGAAAATCCAGTTAGTCGATTTGCGTAAAAATGGCGCGAAACAAACTGTGCTTACTATGGCGACTGTTCCCGGTGGGGTCGGCAACAACGTGTTTCGTAAAAGGGACCCGCCAATAGAAAATGCGATCGCGCGCGGCATTTCAAAAAAATCGCGTTTTCCCCGGAAAATCCTGCCACAGTGGCAGTCGCTTTTCCGATCGCTCCTGAGGCTTTCCTGTTGCGCAGGAAGCGGTTTAGGAATTGCATAGCGGCTGTCGCTGCCTGGCCAGCTTGCGTAGTCGCTTGCGATTTCTCCACGCGCCTTGCACGGTGGTTTTCTTCAGCACGGCCAGCGCCTCTTTCGTCCAGCGCCCATGGCATCTCTCTGTGACGCGGCCTGGTTCACCAGCGACCAGCTCAGGATCGGACGGATCGACCGCGTCAGTCGGCAGGCCCTTATGCTT